ATAGAGGCCGTTAGAAAACTCCTACCAAATGCGTGGTTTGATAAAGTAAGATGTAAGCAAGGCCTTGATGCCCTGAGACACTATAGAGCCGAATATGACGAAGTTCGCAGGACTTTTAGGTTAAGGCCCGTCCATGATTGGGCCTCACATGGCTCTGACGCCTTCAGGGTGTGCGCCATGCACAAACCTGTAAAGGCTCAGGGATGGGAACCTTTGAAATACTCGAACAAAGGCATTTTATAGTTCCAGGCATGAATATTTCCTATTTTGCAAAGCGAATGGCCGAGATGCAGCTTTTGATAGAGTCGCTGATTAGGCGCGTGGAAGCTCTTGAGTCAAGAAAAGTCGGGAGGCCCAAGAAAGAAGATGGCAAGCAAGAAACTGACTGACAGCGATATTCTTGCAAGGGCTCAGCAGGAAGTCACTTCGACTATTGGCCGTTGGGGCTCTGAAATCTCCAATGAGAGAGCCGCTGCCCTTGACTATTACTTGGGCGAGCAGTACGGCGACGAGGTGGAGGGGCGCTCCCAAGTTATCACCCGAGAGGTGATGGAAACCGTTGAATGGATTCTGCCTAGTCTGGTCTGAAGGACGCTCTTCTGTCTAAAACCGGAATCTTGAAAGTCTGGTGGGAGGACAAGGAAGAGGAAAAGCGAGAGGAATATCAGGGCATCGATGAGATGGGCCTGATGCAGCTTCTTGAGGATAAGACGGTTGAGCGAGAGCCCCTCGACATCTCTCAGGACGAAAACGGTCTTATCACTGTCTCATTCAAGGCCACACGCAAGCGCGGCAGGATTCGCATTGAGCCAGTTCCCCCGGAAGAATTCGGGGTTAATCGGGATGCTTCCAGCCCCTACGCCAAGGACGCAAAGTCCTGCTATCACCGGGTCAAGAAGACTAAGAGTGAGTTGATTGAGGAGGGTTACAGCAAGGAGCTTGTCGAATCCCTGCCGACCTCTGACGATGTAGACACCCCCGAACAGATTGCCCGCGACCGGCTTGACGATGAGGGCATGGCGATTGTCTACACAACCGATGATTACTGGATAACAGAGTGCTACCTGTACGCAGACAGGAATGGGGATGGCATTGATGACTTGCTGAAAGTCACTTATGCCGGTGACCCTGACGGGGGCGGCTCCGCTACCCTTCTGGACATTGAGGAAGTTGACCGAATTCCTTTCTCCACTGCCAGCCCGATTATCCTGACCCACAAGTTTTATGGCATGTCCATTGCCGACTTGACGATGGACCTCCAGCACATCAAGAGCACTCTGCTGCGGCAGGTTCTGGACAATACCTACCTGGCGAACAACTCCCGGACCGTGGTCAATGATGAGTTTGTGAACCTTGACGACCTTCTGACCAGTCGGCCTGGCGGGGTTATCCGGGTTCGCGGTGAGCAGCCTGTCGGAGCGTATCTGACCCCCCTGCCCCACTCCCCTCTCCCGCAGGAAACTTTCCCGCTGATGGAGTACATCGACCAGCAAATCAAGCAGCGCACCGGAGTGGGCGATGAGGTTGCTGGCCTCGACAAGAATGCCTTGGCAAATGTGAACACGGGGGTGGCGGCGCTGGCGTATGACGCGGCTCGCATGAAGATTGAATTGATTGCGCGCATCATCGCAGAAGTAGGATTTATTCCACTCTTCCGGGACATTCACGAGCTTCTGCAACTGCATCAGGATAAGGAAATGGTCCTGAAGCTGCGCAACCGTTGGGTTCCGGTAAACCCCAGCCACTGGCGAGAGCGCGAGGATATGACCGTAAAAGTCGGCATGGGCAATTCCTCCCGTCAGCGCAGGGTGGATGGGTTGGCGCAGGTCATGGCGATGCAGAAGGAGTTTGCAGCGGCAGGGGCGATGGGCCAGCTTGTGAACCCCGTCAATATGTGGATGGCTGCCAAGGAAATGATGGAGGCCATGGGCTTCCAGCCTGAACTCTTCTTCATGGACCCGAGAACCGCACCGCCCCCGCAGCCTCCGGCACCTGACCCGCAGATTGAGGTGGCGAGCATGCAGGCTCAGGCCATGATGATGGACGCTCAGTCCAAGATGGTTAGGGCGCAGATTGACGGCCAGAAAGCCCAAGCAGAGCAGGAACTGATGCGCGCGCAGGTTGCCTTGAAGGCGAGGGAGCAGGACCTGAAAAACGAAATCATGACCTTGCAGACCCAAATCAAGGCGATGGCAAGCAAGTCGGATTCCGACAACAAGATTCTCTCAATGGAAGTCGAGATGAAGCGCAGGGCAACAGAGAACAATCTGAAGCTGCTGCAAATCCAGTTGGCCGAGGTTTCAAAGACGAAAGACAGGGCGCTTGAGAAATACAAAGTTGACAACGAAATGACCATTGAAATGGCAAAGTTGGCAATGGACCAAGCGAATGAAATCCTCCCTGGCGGCATGATTGTGGACGATACGGAAATGTCCCGGATGTTTGCCTTTGGCGACGAGCAGCCCGTTGTTGAGGCCATCGAGGTCACGGCAGTCCCAATGGAAGCCGAGATGATGGTTCCTGAGGAAGCTGAAGAGGAAGAGGAAGAGGAAGCGCCAAGCGAGGCAGAAAAAGCGATGGCGGTCATGGCCGAGGCGATTATCCGGCTGGAGCAGAAGATTCTTGAGGCCGAGACAACCGAGACTGAGAAAACGATTGTGCGGGATTCCAATGGCCTGATTACCAGCATCGTCGAGAGGAAGAAGCGTGCCTGACCTTGAGCAAGAGGTTATCCGTGGTCACGAGGCGGAAAGGATTATGCGCTCACCCTTATGGAACGAGGCGTGGGTAGTTTATGAGGAGAGGCTGACAAGTTCTTGGGCGCAGTCCGGCACAGACCAGACGGACCAAAGGGAAAGAATTTGGCTTGCCTTGCAGATAGCGAGGAAGGTCAAGAACCATCTGGAATCAATAATGAAAACCGGGCAACTTGCCCAAAAACAGGTTGAGGGACTAAATCATGGAAAATAATCTGACGCCAGAGCAGCGCATTGCTAATTATCTGACCCCTGACAATGAACGCCCGCCAGAGGATGCGGCCCCGATGGAGGCTGAGGCATCCTATGAGGCCCCAGAGCCTCAAGAGGCCGCCCCTGAAGAGGATTATGGTGAATCCCCGCAGGGCGGCGACGAGGTCAGCATTGAGGAATGGAACCAGCTTGCCGAATATCTTGGCACTGACCCGTCAGAACTCTATGGATTGACGGTTTCGCTGGACACCCCTGAAGGCCCTGAGCGCGTCACGATTGAGCAGCTTAAGGATACCTACAAGGGCCAGCTTAAGATTCAGAAAGAAGCGCAGGCTATCGAGCATGCACGCCACCAGATGCAAGCTCAGTGGCAGCAGGCGGCGGGGCAGCTTCAGCAGAAGGAGCAGCAGGCGGCGGCACTGCTTCAGTATGTAGAGAATAACTTCCTGGCCGAAATGGGGAGTGTGAATTGGGATTATTTGCGTCAGAATAATCCGGCAGAATTTGCGGCCATGAGGCTGCAATTTCAGGAGAAGCAGAATAATCTTGCTAACCTGAAAGCACAGGCGGCGGTGAGGTGGGAACAAGCGCAGCGGGAGCAGGCGCAGGTTTTTGAGGGCCAGCAGCGGGAGCTACTGGGTCGAGAATCCCGACTTCTTTATGACGCCATTCCTGAGTGGAGGAACCCGGAAGTCGCCCAAGCTGAAAAGCGGGAGATTGCCAACTTATGCGGCGGCGCTCATTTCAAAACTTATGGGATAAGGAGCTAAAGAATGGCTGTTCCAACAGGCACATATCAGCGTTATACCGCTGTCGGTCTGCGTGAAGACCTTGAGAATATTATCTATGACATCTCGCCCATGGACACCCCGTTCATGTCGAATGTCACCCGCAAGAAGGCGACTTCAACGTTCCACGAGTGGCAGACTGACACTCTGGACGCTGCCGTATCGACCAATGCGCAGATTGAAGGCGACGAGGCTAATACCAACACCGCGTCCCCGACTTCGCGTTTTGGTAATTACACCCAGATTATGACGAAGGTTCCGCGTGTCTCTGGCACCCTGCGTGCCTCTGACGCCGCTGGCCGTCGTGATGAACTGAGCTACCAGATTGCCAAGCGTGGCCGCGAACTGAAGCGTGACATGGAATCTGCGTTCCTTGGCACTCAGGCCGCGACCGCTGGCGCTGCGGCTTCCGCTCGCACCATGGCTGGTGTGGCTGCGTGGCTGTTCAACAACACTGTTGCCAACGGGTCTGCTGCGACTACTGCGGTTGTGACCTCTGGCGCGCCGGGCACTGCCCCGACGTCTGGCACTGCGCTGACCTTCACGGAAAGCATGCTGAAGTCTGCCATCAAGAAGTGCTGGGATGAGGGCGGAAGCCCGAACCTTGTCATGGTGGGCTCCTTCAACAAGCAGATTGCCTCTGCCTTTGCCGGTATTGCTACGCAGTACCGTGACAATCAGCAGACCGGCCCTGCGACCATCATCGGGTCCGCTGACATCTATGTGTCTGACTTCGGTCAGCATCAGATTGTCGC